AAAGTCATGTCCGTTGTGTGGAAAAGAAATTGTGGTAAGTGTTTTGTGCCAGTATTCTTTAGATTACAAAATAAGGAAAAACGGTAAGATTTCAACAAAATTTAAGAAAACAGAATGCGGAGGAATCGGCTGTTCTGTCGCATCTTGCGAAGATTATGAAAATTGTGATGCAAGAGGGGAGGAAAATGAATTTTTTATAGATGAAGAAGGTCAGTTTGTTGATGAAAAGTATTGTAAGGAAGGTACAGAAGAATGAAGTCAACCAGCAAAAAATCTTCGGGTCTGCTTGGCGGGTTTGATTTTCAGCCTATTTTTTCGGAACAGCCATTAAGCCGAAGTGAGCCAAAGGAAGAAGAAGTAAGCCAAGCGAAGCCGAACGAAGCCGAACAAGCATTGATTAAGCCTAATGAAGCCACAGACAGCCGTACACAGCCTAATGAAGCACAGTTAAGCAGTATTAAGCCGAAGCAAGCCAAAGACAGCGAAACGCAGCCAAACAAAGCCGTAATCAGCGAAAGTAAGCCAAAGAAGCTGAAACAGGCGAAAGAAGTTCAGCGTCTTATCGAACAAGGCGATGTTTCCGGCGCACTAGCTGAAGCTGGTTTGACAAAGAAAAAAATCCCGATGCCGGAATCGCATCAGGGCGTTGCAAGCGGTGACGGCAAGCGTTCAAAGCGCATTACCATCCTTATGAGCGAAGAAGAGCGCAAGTACATCAACCGTGAAGCAAGGCGACACGGAATGACGATTGGACAGTTCGTGTATGCTCTGGCGGTTGCGGCGGCAGAGGGGAAGATTGAATTGGAGGATTTCTTGGAGGATTGACGATAAAAGTTAAGTTCTAGGGGGATTACAATGAATGTGATTAAAAATCGTGATTTAGAAAAAGAAGAAAGAAACCTTAGAGAAAAATTTTACGGAACGGGAATCCAATTCTATCGTGAGGGCAATGGCATCGATAGCCCAATCACAATGATTATAGGTTTTCCAAGCATCAGAAACACACCGGAAGAGGTTGCATCCATTAGTGAAAAACTGATGGCAGCAAGTAAAGCGGCGAAAGAATTTAAGTATAACGGATATTTTGTGGATTATCTCTAATCCGATAAAAGCTGAGATTTAAGGAAAATGCCTATGAGAATAAAAGTTGGAGATAGAGTTTACGATAAAGTATCTCAACGATACGGTATCGTAGAAAGATTTATTGGCGAAGATTTTGTTGGAATGTTTTATGTAAAAGTTGACTGTTCCGAGGAAAGCGAATGTCGATTTCCAGAAGATATTGAATTGGCAGATTCTTCAGAAAAAGATAGCCGTGATTCTAATTCTATGAAAATAATCTATTGCAAGAATTGTGAACTTTGGAATACATGGGACAAACAAGGAGAATTGTGCAGCTGCGCTCATTTTACTCTTGATAATTCCAATGCTGTATATACCAAGCTAGATGATTTTTGTAGTTATCCAGAACAACGATAAAAACTAAGTTCTAAAGTTAAAATAGAAGAACCCCTGTGTAGGCACAATGACCGCACAGGGGTTCTCATTTACTTATCAGCAATGCAATCCCAGTAGAGATACGCCTTGCCATCTGCGGCATCTGCGTCCTCAAGGAACGCCTTTGCCATGTCAGCGTAGAAGCCCGGAGTGTCAACGGACTGACGCTTTGCAACCTGACAATAATCCGAGTACATCATGTTCATAACAGCCCAGAAATCGTTCGGGTCACAGGTGATATTGCGCTGTTTGGCAACGTCCTGCGTTTGTTCCAACGTCCAGTGACAGCCCTTCGTGCCGTCAGCATTTACCATGCTGTCACACCATTCCTCCGCTTCATCGTGGGTGAGGTGCTGACGTGGCATCTTGATGGAGCGGCTGTCTGCACCGCCACGTTCATACTGACCAGACCGCTTGTCCCAGTCTCCGTTCTGCGAGAAGCCGATTTGCGGCATCTTGCGCCCATTCTCTACGTCAGGGTAGCGGGGGATAGGGTAGGGGTCGATGTAGCGGTTCTCCTCCTGCGGATAGTAGGGGTAGCGGTCGTTGCCACCTTCCAGCTTACGCAGACGGCGTTCCATCTCACGTTCCCTGCGGTCACGCTCTTCCTCAAGGCGGTCACGTTCCGGCTCACGGTTTTTGTCGTGGTCACGGAGCATCATCATGCGGCGAAAATTAGTCTTGCCCATAATCTATACCTCCTTAGGAAATGGACGCAGGTGCGCCAGCGTGGGAACGGCAGAAGCAGCCAAGATACTTGAACGCGCCTGTGCCGGTCGCAGACGTTGCAACACGGGTAGCGTAGCGGGTGCGAGTGTGGATGCTCTCAGCGGTTGCCTGAGCGCAGTTGCAGTCGGTCAGAGGGTAACGAGTTGCCCCGTCACCGACTGTGATAACGACTGCTGCGTTGATAGTAGTGCTTTCAGGGATAGACTGTGAAACCACGATGCACACTTTAGAGCCGTCAAGATATGCACCAGCGGGGATAGCGATAATCAGCTGGTTGTTTTCGCTGTCAAAGTTGACAGCCGTTGAAATTACTAAGTTTTTGCAGAGTTTGCAGCTTGTTTTGCAAGCCATAATGTTTTCCTCCTAAAAAATCAGGGGCAGAGGTGTCTTACCCCTGCCCCGATGGTTCACCCGGTGTTATCGGGGAGTGTGTTGGTTAACAGCAGCCGCAGCAGTTCACGCCCACGTTGGGGTTTGCCACCTGATAAGCGGGAATCGGACGAGGATTGACCCGATTCAGGATGGTATCAGTCTGCTGGGACATCACGGTGGTCAGAAGCGCATTCTGCCGATCCTGAGAAGCGGCAAACTTGAGGTTCTGGTTCTCAGCGGTCAGAGTTGCGATCTTGTCCTGCGTGAAGTAGTCCATCATGCTGCGGAAGTTGGCGTTGCAGTTGTCCACGATGGCGCGGGCGTTGTCTGCGATAGCCTGACGAGTAGCGCAGTCCTCCGTTGCGATGGTGTACTTCAGGTCGCCGATCAGCTGCTTGTTCTCGCAGCAGCAAGATGCCAGCTGCGTTGCAAGTGCGGTCTGACCAGCCTGCCGTGCGTTGCCCTCCTGCATGATGGCAAGGTTGATGGCGTTATCGCCGTTGGACACGCTGCGTTCCAGACCATTCACGAGCTGTGCGTTCTGGTAGCCAAGCTGACAGATGGCGCTGTTCACACCAGCAAAGCCGTTTGCAATGTTGGTGTTGACACCGTTCATCTGTGCCAGCTGGTCATAGCCCAGAGAGCAGATACCGCTCTGGATGCCCGCCAGAGAGCGGGAGGTATCCTGCTGGTAGAAGCCCTCAGACAGAGCCGCGCGGGTGTCTGCACCGCCCTGACCGGTTGCGCCAGTGCCGACCAGATAGGGGATGTAGGCGTTCATGCCGTTGTCACCACCGTTCCGGCCATAGCCGTTTGTACCCCAGCCGAAGATGATGGCGAGGATGATAACCGCCCACAGACCTTCGTTGCCGAAGAATCCGCCGTTGTTATTGCCGCCGTCCTGCCCAGCCAGATAGCCAGTTGCAAAATCGTCCATAACAAAACTCCTTTCAGTTTTGCGTTATGCTATCCCACCGCCGTATGCGATGGGCGAAGCCAAACAAATGCGGTTTTTGTCAAGTCCGCAAAACTGAGAAGCGTTTCGCTTAGAGGGATGCGTTATTCAGCATTATCTTCATTTGGATTTCGAGCAAGCCAAAAGATGATGGCGAGAAGCATCAGCCCCGATTTGTCGTTTCCGTCAAAGATATTTTTTTCGAAGTTTTTTTCAATATTTTCTTCAGGTGAAACAGATTTTGATTCTTCCATACAAACCACCGTTATTTGGGCAGCGTCAGGTTCAGGACGCTTGCGAGCTGGTTCAGGTCAATGCCGCGCTCTTTAGCGAGGTTCTGCGCCATCGTCTTAAGCTGCGCTTCGTTTTTGCCCTGAATCAGGTTCAGCCCCTGCATGATGGGTGCGCTCTGCCCACCCAGCTGCTGGATAAGCCCCATCGGGTTTTGTCCGGCGCGAGCCAGATTTGCAAGCTGCATAATGGGGCTGTGAGTAATCATGTCAAACGGAGAAGGCATTATTTATTCCCCTTTCTTTGCTGTGGCAGTGGGCTTAGAAAAGCTCTTCTGCCACTTTTCCAATTCATCCAGCCGATGCACAAGGGCGTTGTACTGCTCAACAGGCACATACTGCTGTGTCGGTGCAGCGGTCTGCTGTGCCTGTTGTGCTTGCATTTGCCGCCATGCTTCCGGGCTGTAGAACTCCTGCACATAGGATTCGCAGGTGTCCGGGTTGAGCCGCTTGCAGTAGATCACGCCGCTGCGCAAGTCTGGGCAGTAGGTCGGTCTGCCGTACAGGTCGGACGGTATTGCCAAAAACTCTTCCCTACTGGAAACGGGTCTGCCAAGCAACCAGCCGCCGTCTTGTGCCGACTGCTGAACAGGCTGTTGCCCATTCATCGGCTGCGGACGCTGCGGTTGTGCCTGTTGCATCTGCGTGTTCGGTAGAGGAGTGACAAGCCCTACCGTGCCCATGCCACCGTAAGGATTGACAGGCTGCTGTGGAACGTAAGGCGCTCCGGGTGTAGGATAATAGCTCATAATACATCCCTCCTTGTGCATCCAGTGTACCGCATCGGCAAAAAGCGAAGGACAACGAAGGCACAACGAAGGACAAAAAAAGAAAAGCGCCCACACGGAAAAATCCGCATGAACGCTCAACTGTAAGGATGCACACATTGGAGTGCAATGCTAAAATATCACATCATCCAATATATGACAATGTTTTCGACAAAACTAGTGTGAACAAAACAAAAATCCCCCACTTTGCCTACAAAGTAGCCCGCGTGGCACGCAGGGCTTCGGCAAAGCAGGGGATTATTTGCGTTTCCCGCATGGTACGCACTATAAGTAGGCGTGCGGGAGACTGGTCGGCGCCTATCTGGCAACCGCTTTTTTCATTCCCAGATAAAGCACTGGGTTAACTGGCAAATATCCACCCTAATGCGCTTCTTCGAGAGGCCGGGTAGATTTGTTGATGTTATTATACCACAATTCGTGTAAAAAGAAAAGCGGCAGACCCGAAAGCCTGCCGCTTCAATGCGTTTCGTGAGAAATCGCACCCAATTAAGATTATGATATCACACATTCAGCATTTTATCAATAATTTTTAGCCTATTGCCGATTGATGTCCGACAATACGGCACACGCGCTGCAATATCAACTTGGCATAGCTGGTCAACGTACCGCAACCGGGCGATTTTCCGGTCATACCTCCCAAGCGGCGCACGTTTTATCACAGCTTTTATCTGTTCTGCATTAAGCCCTTGCAACGCTGGCGGAAAGACTACACGAGCCGCCGCCACGGGCAGCACCGAGCCAGAAAGGCTGCGGCAGCTGTCCGGCGTTGCGCACCATATTACCAAGCACAGAAATATGGTAACCTGTACAAACGTCTGTTCCAGCGCGGTCAGAATTTGTCTGGATATTACTTTTTGAGCATCTCCACGGGTTAAGCGGTTCGTATGTAGTGCTTGCCATTGGATAATTCCTTTCTACGGATCAGATTTCAACCTTTCCGTTTTCATCATACACGTCAAATTGCTCTTTTGAGTAGGAATAAAGATGTTCGCGAATGGCTTTAATGCGACGAAGAGATTTGCATGTATATAATTTCATGCCCCAGTATTTTTTGTTCATACCGGAAAAAGTACCGAGATAAAATCGGTCAGCACCTTTTGCTTTGTAAATAGCGCGTGGTTCACCAATTTCCGTATTTTTGAGATAATACATTGCCGCTCCTTACTGCTTTTGCAGTGCCGCTTTTGCGCGGTCAAAGAAAAACTGAATCACGGTGCCGATGGTTTCATCGGTAATGGCCCACGAGATGAATTTGCCCCACTTGCTGGCGCTGAGGGCAGTGCGGAGCATCTGCGCCACCCACGCCTTACGCTCTGCGCCGCGCTTGGTGCCCTGAATCTCGTGCTCTGCCTGATCGATCAGGTCAAGCACAGTGCCCTTAACAGCCGCGCCATAGCCCAGCCGGATGCAGCCCAGTGCGTAGAACGCAAATCCGCCCAGCATGAGCACGAGGGCCAGAGGGGCAGGAAGAGCGGTCAAAATGTTATTGATTGTTGCCATGTATTGTCACTCCTTTCAGTCGCAGATGGGCAGGGCTTTGGCCCGGTTATACAGCTCTGTGCCGGTTCCGTTGCCGCCCAGTGCGTGATAGCTTTTGTAAAGATATTCGAGGTTTTTCAGGCCGCCAGTGTCAATGCTGCCCTGTTTGATGTAGAAGGTGCAGGACTGGTACAGGCGGTCGTGCATGATAGCCAACAGGCCCTCTTTCACGGCTGCGCGCTCCTCTTCCTGTGCCTTGATGCGCTTTGACAGGCCACGATAGGCAGCGGCCAGAGCACCGGTGATGCTGGTAAAAATGAGTTCTCCGATGTGTTTCAGGATAAACTCCCACATGGGCTTATACCTCCCGGAGCCGGGTCAGCCCCTTTGTCTTGATGATTTTCGGGTAGTTGATGGTGGTCACGTTGAGGTCTACGTTGCCGGAGATGCCCGGCACACGGCCCTTGCTTGTGTGCTGGTGAGCGTTGTACTTAAAACTAACCTTGGGGGTCTTGCCGGTGTAGTCCGCAAGCCATACGTCCCACCGCCCTGCAAGCCTTGCCGTGTCCAGATGGACGTTGGCGTAGCTCGTGTAGGTGTAGAGCTGAGCGAAGAAGCCCATCTTCTCAATCTGTTCAAGATAATAGGCTGCCAGATTGGATAAGTCCCCATAGGGCATCCCGGCAAGACTCGGCGATTCCAGATCCACTGCCACCGGCATGGTCATCTCTTTCCCGACCAGGGCCTTCCGCAGCACGGCAAGCTCCCGGTCTGCCAGCTTCTCGCAGGAGGCGTTGGTGTAGTAGTACACGCCCACGTCCAGCCCTGCCGCTTTTGCGTTGGCATAGTTGTCCTCGAAGGTGGGGTCGATGTAGGGCACACCGTTGCGGTTCCCTACGGCCCGCAGCATCACGCCTTTGTAGCCTGCCGCTTTGACCTTGCGCCAGCCGTCGAGGGTAATTTTGCCCTGCCACCGACTCACGTCAATGTACCGGTAAGGCGGTTCCCCTGCCCACCCGGTCACGGTGTCCACAGTGGACACGTCCGGTGCAGGAGCAGGCGCTTCTTTGTCGGCGCTGTCACCGGCAGCGTGGGAGAGGGCCGCCAGAAGCTTGGAGATAAAATCGAAAAGTGCTTTCATTCCGCGCCGCCTTACTGCCCGAGGGCTTCTTTGATGGCTTCCAGGTCGTCGGTGGTCAGGGCCGGGTAATCTGACGCGATTGCCTCAAAGGCTTCGCCGTTGTTCAGCCGGATGCGGAACGCCCGCACCATGATGCGGAGTTTTAGGTTGTTCAGCGTCTTCATATTTTAGCCTCCAATCAAATCAGCCATCATGAGCACAAGGTCGTCGTTCGCCGCTTCCAACGAAGCGAAGCGTTTTTCTGCTTTGGCTTTAGCGACTTCATCCTCTGGAATCTCCCGCAAAATAAACTGCCACGTTCCGTCCGGGGTGTCAGTGGGCTGCATGATTTGCACAAGCTCTGCATCGTGCAGGGTGTCCGGGTAAGCACACCCGGTCATATCGCCGTCGCTGGCGGCAATGTGGACTTCCGACAGCTTGCCGTCGAACGTGTCCTCCGTGATCTCTGCGGGAGAGTGAAACGTGTTTGCGCCGTTGTTCAGGGTCAGGTTTTCGAGCTTTGTCCCATCAGCCAGCGTAATCGTCCATGTCCGCTTTTCTTTTTCCATGTGATGTCCTTTCCGAACAGGTCTTTGAAAAGCCTGCTCATGTTGCGGATTTGCTGTCTGCTCATAAACTTGTAGTTGGCGCAAATCCATGATTTGAAATCGTTTTCGACTTCGCGGTATTCCATCCGGCCATCATCCACCAGCCGCTTATAGGCTTTGAGCTTTCGCCGCTCGCGGGTGATAGCTTTCGGGTTGATCTTGCAGGTGATTTCACCATCCGGGTGCAGGGAGTATAGCATTTGCAGGTGGCGGTATTGGCCGCCCAGCTTGCAAATGTGGGTCTTTTTCTCATTGATGATAAGGCCCAGCTGTTCAGCTTCCCGGCGCACTCCCGCCATGGCTTCGTGCAGTTCTTCTTTCGTGCGGGCAATCATGTAGAAGTCATCCGAATATCGGGCGGCTTCTTTGATGCCGCATACGATCTTGATATAGTTGTCTATCGGCACCGGCACGAAAACACCCGTGTTCTGCGAGATTTGATTTCCGATGTCCACGCCTTTCCGCAGCATCTTTTGCCCGGTCAGGGCGGATGCAGGAACGCCAAGGGTGAGCGTGGAACTGACTTTCTCCCGGTACATTCTCTGAATTTCTTCATCGGAAAACCGGGACACGTCCAGCTCGTATGTTTTGAACGTGGTGCGCAACACACCCATGACCTGCTCAAGCTCTGCCGGGTCTGCGATCTCCTTTGCGAGATACTTTTCCAGTTGAGCAAGAGCCACATCATGCAGGATATTTGCATAATACCCTGAAAAATCAGAAAACAGGATATAGCCCTCATTGCTGCCCTCCCGCTCGTAATACTGCCGCAGATGGACTTTGAAGCGGTGGCGGTGGAACGCCACGCCCTTGCCCTTTTGCGATGCGGAGTTGTCGTATTGCAGGTACTTTTCCAGCAGCGGCGTTAGATACTCGTCGCAGGTCAGGTGCGACACAGCCTTGTCCGCCGTTGCTGTGCTGGTGATAAAGCGTTCGTGCCCTCGCTCCTTGATCTCGAACTTCACGCCCGGCTGCGGCTCATAGGTTCCTGTCTGGAAAGCCCGTTGGAGCTTTGCCGTTTCAAGCAGGTGGTTCATCTCAAAAAGCTGTGTGCCGTACTTGTACGGTGACGGCTTGATTGCTTTCGTTCCTGCTTCGTACAGAAAGTTTGCATCCTCAAATTTTGTCATAGAAAATAAAAACAGCGTGATAGCTCCATCGGTCGTAACCGGGAGCATCGCCGTTGATGCCCTTTCGGGGCTTTATCGCGGCTTGCGCCACGAAGGGACAGCCTTTCCTTTCGCAGAGCTGCACCCGGAATTTTTATCCATCATGTGCAGTTGTGAAATCCAAAGGCCCGACGACGGGACGACCGCCACCGGCGGCGCCGGCAGAGGAGCCAGCCGCACAGCCGCGCCCGCCAACACGCGCCCACCCGGCCGCCGAGACGACGAACAAAGGCTGCCCCAAGGTGTTTACTGTTTCGGACTTGCAGCGGCTTGCGCCGCTGCCTTGAATCGTTTTGCGTCAGACTTCCGCAGGTTCTTGATGTAGGCCACCAGCTTGTCGATTTCAAGCACAATGCCCGTATACTTGTTGAAATCTGCCGGGATGGTTTCGGCTACATACTGCAATTCGTCCTGCAACTTCCAGCAGGCGGCAATGGCTTTGTCAAGCTCAAGCCGCCGTGCGTCAAGCTCCATCTGGCAAGACGGCCAGATGGAATTTGCAGCCCGCAGGTGTAGCGGAATTTCACGGGAAAGATCGTGCATCCTCCGGCGTTCCTGCTCGATCAGCCACAGGTTGAAACCCTGCTCCTGCTCTCGAATCTGCGCTGCCGCCTGCTCCCGGTCGGGGCCGGGCGGCAGATATTTTGTCATGGTCTCAATGCGCTTTTCAAATTTTGCCTTGCTGTATCCGAATGTCCGGGCCAGCTCCGTTGTGATCTCCATGCTGATCTTCCGGGCCATGTGCTGTGCATCAAGGCGGGATGGCGCACGTTCATGCTTTGGGATGGACATTTCTTCACTTCCTTCCGGGCTGTCTCAATCCTGCGGTACAGGCCCGCAGGATGTTCGATCAGCCGATCAGCCCGACAGCAGGCCAGACGCCACCGGCGTTGCCGGCATAGCCGCAGTCCGCAATGCCGTAGCCGCCGCAATTCGCCAAACCGGCTGCCGAGACGACGTCTCGCAGCCAGCACCACTGGTCACGAACGAAGCTCATCCACGGAGCCAGCCGGAAAAGGGGCAGCTGGCTCTTGTCGATGGTATGGTTTCGACAGGTGTTCCACGGGTCGGTGCCGTCCGGCATAGGCGAGAATTGCCGCCCACCATAGACCATGTTCTCGTTCATCAGGTCAACGGTGCTGTCGTACCAGTCGGAGCCGGTAGGCTTGCCATTGGTGACAGCATTGACCAGGTATTCACGGTGATTCAAGATATGGGCAGAGCCAAAAGCAGTGTTAAACGTGGTCTTTGCCTGCGTCAAGCCGTTCTTGTACAGGTCAGAACCAACATAGCCGCCCTCGGTCGTGTTGGTGGGGTTGAACTTGTAGGTGTACAGCTGGCTGCGGGGAATGACTACGGCGTGATGGGTATTGCAGGCTGTGTCGCCGCACTTATACCAGTAGTCAAAAGCGGCGATGATGTAGTCCACGCCGTTGATAGTCCAGTAGTCGCCAAGGAACAGCCCATCGAAGGTGCCATTTTGAATAGCGGCCCACTGCTCGCTCGTGACGCTAGTGCCGAGGTATTTGAACCGAGGCAAGCAGTTTTTTAGCGCTGCGGCGCTTCCGCTCGTCAGAGCTCCCCGATTAAAGTAGCCCTCTAGCAGGTCGTTCAGAGTTGCCCGGTCTGTCTGGTTTCCTGCCACCACAGGGAGGAGATTGCTGGCCGGGTTCACATTTTTTGCCGAAAGGCTCGGCAGTTCCGTAATTTTTGCCATAGGTTCGCTTCCTTTCTTTTATTACAGGTCATGCGCTGGCACAACCAGATACCAAAGCTACGCACTCAAGCGCCGCTCCCGATTCCGTGGTCAGGCCGACTCCACTTTCGGTGCTCAGGCTCACGGTGCGCTCCTTCAGGCAACTGTTGACCAGCGCCGACAGTAAAAACGCATCCGCTTCATGCTGTTTACGCAGGGCATCCAGCTCAAATTGTAAGGAACGGATGACTACGAAGGAATCCTGAAGCTTTGTCTGCATTTCCGTGTATTCATCGGGGATGGAGGCCAGAACTCTTTCCGCTGCTTCCTCGCTAGCTTTTGCAACCTTTTCACTGGACGAAGCTGCTTTTTCGCTAGCCAAAGCCTTACTTGCGCTCGCACCTGCTGCCTTTGCATCGTTCGATGCAGCGCTTGCGCTGGAAGATGCAGCAGATGCGCTTTTTCCGGCCGTAGCTTCACTGGCTTTTGCGTTCGCTTCCGAAGAAGAAGCCAAAGCGGCACTTCGTTCTGCGGCGGCTCTGGCCACATCTGCGCCAGCAACATCCGAAAGAGTGTTCAGTGTGTTGGAGTTCATGGGAGTGCCTTCCACGATGGGCTCGTCGTTGCGAATCAGTGTGACGACCTCAGACGTGCCGTCTGACTTTTTCATAGTCCAACGGCCCGGGTATTTTGCTTTTCGGTCAATAAACCGCATAGTAAGGTTCACCTCCACAAATTGGCTCGGAGCAGTAAATCGTATAATCTTTTGCTATACTTTCGATGTCAGAAAGTATCTTTTCGACCTGATTTATCACACCGAATTTCATAGAAAGAGATTTCGGTACATCCGGAGTAAAGCTTGTTCCGCTGCATTTTGAGCGAATGGCTTTCACGCTGGCTATCCAACGATTAGCGTCCTCTGTGGTAAGATAGCTGTTAGGACCCCATTCGGGAGTAGACGTTCCGGTGAAAGTGATTGTTCCAGAAAAAATCATTTTGGTGTCATCGCCATAGTAAGCGCTACCATGTGCAATGTCGATGTAGTCGTTTGCTACGACCCAAGATGGCTCGACAGAGGGCGGGTAGAATTTGTTAGCTGCGGCGAAATAGAGCTGGTATTCGACGCCTTTTTCCAGCACGATGCTGCCCATGTCCAGCACTACATCGTTATAGCCTTTGACAAGGTCGATGGACTTGTCTACCAGCGCTGTCTCGGTGCCATACTTGCGCAGGACGGTGCGCATTTTGCCCGGCATATAGCCCTTGACGCGGAATTCCAGCGAGCGGAGCAGCAGGCCCGCTTTCTTAGCAGTCAATGGCATGAAGAACTCGGACTTGGAGGGATAAGTGTCCCACGCGGGGATTTCTCCGGAAGTATTGAGCACCGTCACGACCGAAATCGGGTCGATAGGAAGTTTCACTCCGACAATGTCAGCAAGCTCTTTCATTCCCTGTTCGATTCGTGCATAGTCAGTGTAACTAAGCGCTCCTTTCATACCGGAGGCCCATTCCTGCTGTTCAGCCGTTGTCCATGTGCCGGTTCTGGCTTTGGCTGTTAGCTCTTTTACGCGGTCAACATCCGCCTGTGTGCGGTCTGTTATCCACTTTGCCATACAATTACCTCTTAAAAAATCAGCTTGCCGTCAGCGTCAATGGAAAGAGACTTCGGGACGGTAAATGCGGGGTGAACGACATTGTCATACTTACGAGGACCTTCGTCATTCGTAGCGTAAGAAATCGTCTCTGCGTTAGCATTCACTTGTAACATAGAATCATACACAGCGTATGCGTCTACAAGTTTGCTGACCAACAGAGGTCGCCAGTACTTGTTTGCGCTTGAGCTTGTGCCAGCAATATCATAGAGCATCTGAAGCGAGTACAGGTAGGGAGTTCTTGTCCAGATGGAACGCCCTCTCTCAGAACCTTCTATGTCGGAGGCAAGCATTGCTTTCAGGATTTTGGATGCATTCTGCAATGGAGTGCCTTCGTTGTGCTTATAACTCGGGCTGCTAGTTGTCCAATTCGGAGCATCAGAACCTTCCGTGTCGTATCCAAACTCATGGTTGGAAAGAAGGAAAACACTTTCGGCCATCGTGGATACCCTGCTGCTACCAGAGTTACAGTAAGAATCGGAGAAGCCCGGGGTGTAGTAGATGGTTGTCTTGTTGATAGCTTGCTTTTGAGCATAACTGAACGAGTTGAAGTAGTCGTTGTTGAGCCAGCTGTTTACGCTGCTGCTGGCGTAAGTAGACCATGTAGAATCCCAAGCCATAATAGCCGCGTAGTGTTTTCGAACCAGAAGAGTTCGTCCGGCTCCGTTTAGCTCGCTTTCGTAGTCGTGCTTCGCAACGATGAACTCAGCCACGTTGCCGCCCTCGTCCATAAGAACGGTGTCGCCCTCTGCAATATCAAACAGGCTGTACGATGTTGTAATGAAAGAACATTTCGCGGAGACGTTGCCCACAAAGGCAGTGACAACAGCCTTGCCCGGGGCGTTCCACTTGACTTGACAAGTGGATTTTCCCTCTGCGTTTGTCAGAACATGAAGGGAGACAATTCCTTCGGGAGAAGCTGCCCAGTTGATTTTGGGAGAATCAATGGTAGCGGGGGACAGGGTAGCGGAAAGAACAACGGAATCACCCCAGTCAAGCTGTTCGCTGACATGGTCAAGAGACAAAGCCTGAGCATCTGCCATCATGTACCCCTCTACAGTGCCTTTGAAGCACCCGTTAAAGGTGTATTTTGCATTAGTCACCAGCAAAACGGCGTCGTAATTGAACTGGTGGTGAATCTTTACCATATCAAGAGCGTCAACGATAGGGCTTGCCCGATAAGTAAGAGAAGCCTTGCGGCGATTGGAAAGGACTCCATAAGACTCCGTAAGGGCATTTCTGGATTTTGCAAGGATGTCCTTTGTGAGCATAACATTGCTCAGAGTCTGGCTCACGCCTTTGCCCGAAGGGCTTTCGGGATAAGCGTAGGTAACACCACCTGCGGTAGTCACCACGTTGAGCATATTTTGAGCAAAGGTGATTTCCGGCCAAGAATAATTGTTCAGCACCGGAATATCCAATACTGAGTCAGAGGCGACAGAACCGTACACACGGTTAATCTTTATTACGCCATCGCGAGTCTGGTACAGAGCCATTCCGGCCGCATTGGCGGCAAGCTGCAAAATATCGGAGTTGTGATAAGCAGACCCATCGCTCGTGATGTCCGTAGAGTAGTCTTTCAGTTCATCAGAGATTTCTGCTATGATGCCATCTGCTTCAAGCTGCTCCAGTGCATCATAGCACATCTCATAAAGCGTGCCGTATTTTCTTCCGGTGTACTTCGTACTGGATAGATACAGGAAAGCGTCTCGCGCCTGAAAGGATGCCTCAATGCTGTTGGCGGGGACGCTCCACTCCGACAGGAAGAACATTCCTCCGCTTACCCATTCGGTCTTTCCGTCAACATCCATTCCATAACGAACAGTAACGGGCTGACGTTCATAGATATACTTATAAATTCCTTGAGGGTTCACGGAGTCCCATGTGCGGTCGCTGTTATCCAAACTAAAGGAAATCGACTCCTGAGAAAGCTGCCCGGAGATAGGGTCTCTTGCGGAAGAATGGCTGTAAGACAAAATTTTGGTCTTGTCAAACACCAGATACCTTCCGATTTTCACTTGTTCGACCCTTACTCGGCGGTTAGGGAGACACCACTTCAGCACCTCAATCTCTACGGCATCAAACCCGGAAAGCTCTACATTAACATCAGAACAGACGGATTTGTTTCCGTTTACGGTCACAGTTTTTAACCTGTTAGTCCCAAGATATGCGCTGACCGAAAAATCTATAGCGTATTCTTCAAATACCGTAGACCAGCAAATTGAAACGCCGGGAATCGAGGACTTGCTCTCACTCGGAAGCTCAAGCCGGATAACAGGATGGTTTGAATCGTCAAAAATCTTGGCGCTCAAAAAACCAGTAGTTCCATACGGAGGGGAAGAAGGAACAATGGCGCAACTTCCGTCAAGAACAGTGAGATTAAGCTCTCCTGTGGAATACCTCGAAATGGAAGCGTTATTGGAAAGCGAAATACTGTGAAAGGTGGAGAACGGGGCTGCCGATGACGTGACGATGGTAGCTTTTTTGTTGATACCCGGCTCAGTGATTCCACAGGTAATCTCTACAAAAGATTCCGGGACGAGGGTTTCGTTAAATTTTTCTTTCCACTTATCGGAGACTTCAACCATGTGTCATACCTCCACAAGAGAAAGTTTGCACCCTGTCCATCCCATCACGCCACCGGTCTTCGGCCCTCTACGCCACATGCCGCCGGTGCGGTCGGAGACATACATCTGACGGGTGGTATAACCGGCTGTGGCTTGGTTATAGAATTTAACAGTGCAGTAAAAATTCGTGGTAAAAAGGCTCAAGATGTCGGCCCACTGCCGCGCGGTGAGGTAGTTCCATGACATGGAGACCTTTGCTACATCATGCCGAACGACAGAACCAACAACTTTGCCCTGAACATTTCGGCCAGAGTCCACGATAGTGCTAGTCGTTCCCTCATAAGAGGAGGGTTCCGGTAGCTCTACGCCATTCACCGTAACCAGTGCAGGAATATTGGCCATCTGAACCATCCTTTCTTAATAGGAATAAACTTCAGTACCCATAATAGACACACCACGTTCTTTCTGGGTCTTTTCAACAGAAGCGGTGAGCTGCTTGCCGTCAAGGTACACTCTTATATCTCTTCCATCAGAGATTTCCTCTCCATACCGTTGCCAGATGTCGAGGAATGCGTTGTAGCAGCCGTTGTACACAGCATCTCTCATCTCTTCGGAGTTCCCACTTGCGGCAGAATAGGTGCCACTATAGGAAGAGCTGGATGTCGAGGAATTATAGCTGGAGCTTCCGACGTACTGAGATGTATCGCTGTAACTGCCGGTAGACCGGCTGCCGCCAAGTTTCGACACGATGCCAGCAATCGCAACTCCAAGGGTTGCGGCGGCGGCAAGGGCCACGATGCCAGCTGGAATGCCAAAAATCGTAGCACTGAGGGCAGCACCCACAGCAGAAAGCATTCCTGCCACTGCGGTTCCGATGGTGCTTACCAGACTTGCAAACCCGGCAAAAATCGTCGGGAAAGAGCTGAGTAAACCACCAGAGAGCGCCGCACTGATGGCTTTAGCTGCCGTTGCGAGAGGAGACTTCACGTTTCCGAAAGCCTGCGTAATGCCGGAAAGCATCGTCTGAGTTTCAGCGGAAACCTTTCCAAAGTTTTGGGTCAGATTGTTCACCAGATTTTTCCCAATGGTAGCAGCGGTGTTCAGCAGAGAAGAAGCTTGGCTTTTCAATTCTTTGCTTAGTCTGCTTACAAGGTCGCTTGCAACGGACTTGGCGCGTTTACGCTGCTCATCGCCCATAGCGCCCCAAATACCAGCTGCAATGGTAGTGCCGACTGTTTTCCAATCCCCACTCTGTGCAGCCTGAATGAAAGTTTGCACCGTACCGAAGAAGTTGGTTTTGAGGTTGTTATCGAGTTCGGCCCACTTAGAGTCTAGCCCGGAAATGATGCCGTTGACGTAGCTTGTGCCGCAGTCAATACCATAGTTCGCCATCTCTTCGCCCTTGAGCTTGGTGGCGTCTACGAGTTTATTCATAGCATCGTTGACATAACCGAGGGAGCCAATGATACCATTTGCAAGGCCTTGAACGACATAAACACCGATTTGGTGAAACACTTGCGAAGGAGAATGAATTTCAAGCGCATCTTTGAAGCCATTGACAAAACCATCAGTGAAGTTCTTAATGCCATTTGTAACGGTACTCCATGCATCTTTTAGGCCGTTGATTAGGCCGTCCCAGATGAATTTGCCAAGTTTTCTTAATTCGTCAGGAAGCTTTTTGAACTCACCGACAATAGACGAAACGATTTTGGGAATTTCAATAACAACGAAAGCCACCATACGCTCCCGCCATTTAGAAATAACGTCAAGAGCTTTGAGAATTGCAGTCCAAATATTCCCCGGCAGTTCTTCAAAAAACTTAACAACAGACGAAACGATTTTTGGAACTTCGGTTGTTACAGTAACGACCATGTTTCCGACCCACTCCCCGATTTTGCCGACGGCAAAGCCAAGGGCATAGCCGATTTTTTCAGGAAGAGAGCTAAACCACTCGCCAATGCTACTTACGATGTTCCCAACCTTTTCAGGCAGAGAAGTCATAAAGTCAATGACAGCGTTCCACTTAGTGACAATGATTTGTTTGATGGCATCGATACGCTGTTCGAAAACAGTTTCGACATAATGCATTTTAATGTCGGCTTCTGCGGCAGCATCTGTTTTTTCGCCACTCTCTTTAGCGCCCCATTTAATACCAGCCCAGTGAAGAACAAGGCCAATACCGACACCAGCAGCGGCAACGGCTCCAGCAACAGGAAGGCTTGCACCAACAAGCAATGCAACGCCAGCGCCAGCAACGCCACCAAAAATTCCCATCAAAGCAGTGATGATGGTGTCAAGAACGGGAAATTCTTTCAGCTTTTCACCAAGCGAGAATGTAATTCCCGCAAAGGTAATAAGACCTGCAAGACCGATAGAAAGCGTTGCGGCTGTACCAGCGGCTGCTCCAAGATTGGTGAGCAGTGTGATACCAGTAATAGAACCGAATGCCGTTGTTAAAGCAGCCTGAATCCATGTGCTTGCATCGCCAAGATTGGCTTCGCCGGTGCCAAGCGCATAAGTAAGGCCTGCAAGGCTTGCCACAAAAGCGATGCCCATGCCAAGCGTAACACCATCTGCGCCCATTGTGCGCCAAAGAACAAAAGAGCCAAACGCAGCAGACACCACTTCGCCTAAAAGCTCAAGAGGATTTCCACTAGATGCGTAGCCTTTTGCAAAACTGAATACTAACGATGCTTCGACAACAACTGTTGCAATCGAAAGAGCCAACTTTTGCAAATCCGTCATTTTAGAAATTGCTGTTGCAATGTCCGTCAAGAAATTGGTGATTTTCCACAATGCGAATGCAGCAGAAATAGCGCCAATAACCGGCAGCATATCTTTGATTTTCTGCTTTATAGCGTCAATCTGCTTTGCAAACTCTTCATTGTACTGCTTGAACATATCGTAACCGGACAGGTCTACATCGCCCAAGATGTTGCCAGCAGATGCGCCGCTGCCAGAGCCAGAGCTTCCCTGTGTGGGGTCAATGATGTTCAGTTCATCAAAGCCCATCGTGTAGTCCTTGAGGGCTTTGGCGGCTTTCTTTGTCGAATCGGTTGTTTCGTCCATTGCGTCACCGATGCCGCCAACACTGTCAGCACTTTTGGCAAAGTCAGTGAGCACGACTTTTACGCCCATCAGCTTTGCCACCCACTGAACGAACTCCCGGATAAGTTCAACTGCCGCAATCAGAGGAGGGAGAATGGATTTCATGGCAGGGTAAAGCAAAGAACCAACATCTCGCGCAAGACCAGACAACTGTGCTTTCAGAATGCGAATCATATTCGCAGGGCTGGAGAGCGTTCGAGCAAAATCGCCCTGTGCATCGGTGGTCTGCTTCAAAATTGCAATGTATCTCAAGGTAGCTTTATCTGCCTGAGAAAGCGTGGAAACCTGTTTATTAAAGCCAAGCGCAAGAAGTTCTTGCTGAAGTCTCGCTTGAGAAATATCAACGCCAAGCTGAAGCATTGGCTCAAGTTCGCCAGCCATAGCCGAACGAATCTTCGTAAACGCTTGCGAAATAGGAATATTTTTCAGCGAAGAAAGGTCATAGCCTAACTGGGTAAGGCTTTTAGACAAAGTATATGCTTGCTCTTTTGCAAGTCCGAAACTCTTTGTCATGCTATAAATGTTCGCCATAGCGTTCATGGCTTCTGACGGGTCGATTCCAAGCAATTGTTCCATCTTGTCAATGAAACCGCTTGCTTCGTTTGTCATGTCACCCATCGATACGCCAAACATATTAGCCGCTTCGTAGAAGTCATTGAACTTTGCAACAGCGTTGCCAAGATAATCAGCAATTGCTTTCAACGAAACCAACTTTGCCATGTTTCGCATAAAGCCGTTCATCTGATTGGACAGACTGAGATAGCTCTTACGCTGCTTTTCGTTGGCTGCGGTCACGCGGTTTGCCTGTGTGACCACTTTGCTCAACTGCGGAGGGAGCTTTGCAAAAGCATTGCCCACCTTGTCGAGCTGAGATGCAAGGGGAGTAAGGGCGACGGAAATCTTCTGGCAAGAACTTGCAAAAGAATCGAGGTCGGTGGCTTTCAGCTTATCGGTTAGGTCAGGAACCTTCCCAATCGCATTGAAAGCGCTACCAAGAGCTTTAAGGTTCGATGCGTCCAGAATGGACAGCGGAGCCAAAGCGTTAGTGAGCTGAGTAATGCTTCCAGACATGGAGTAAAAATCCACGCCGTTTAAGCCAGACACAGCCGCAGGAATCTTTTTGATTGCATTCACGACCGTGTTGATGCTCTTTGCGCTTGCGGTCGTGTTGACGTTGGAAAGTCCATTCAGAAAGCTGGTAATTTTGTCCAGCCCAGACATTCCAGCGGATGCCTGTTTCAGCGTTGCAATAGAAGTAGCCAGTTTGTCAAGGCTGTTCACAACCTTTGTGACGTTGCCCTTTGTCCGCAAATTAGAAATGGCGGTAGCGAGCTTGTCGATATTAAGCTCTGCGCCCTGCGATTCCGCAGAAATTTCTACGGATAAGCTCGTAATATCAACATCAGCCATCGCTATCACCATCACTTTCCATCATAGAGAACATCATTCTCTTGATTCGCTCCTGCGCCTCAACTGCGCGTTGGTATTCATACTCGTCTTTCTCCTTTTGGGTAAGGGGAATCGGTCTATCCATATACTTGATGGGGCTAGACCCTTTCTTTCGGAACATATTGCCAACCGTAGAGGAAAGCGCAGATGCCATGTAAAAGCCGTTTCTCCACGCTTCTGTGTTGGCTCTGCGTTCCCGCAGCTCCTCTGCGTCACGGTAAACCTTCGCCAGCCAGACATCGCCGTACCAGAACTGGTCATAGGTCATGCCGATGGAGATGTAATAGGCTTCTACATCGTGAAACAGTTTGGAAAAGGAGAATGGTTCCCCCTCTCCGTCTGTTTCTTGAGATTGTGCGGTTACACAATCTCCCACGTTGCGTTTTTTGCGGTCTTGTCCTCAGTGTCAGTTGCCAGCAGGGACTTGGAAGCGTCCATAAACATCTCAAGCAGAACGCCCATCAGGTCTTCCTTGTCCTCGATGTGCTGGAACATCTCGTCCACGACCTTGCGCTTGATACCCTTGTTTCGTGCGATGAAAGCGCCATAGAACAGAGCGCGAGAGTTGGACAGCAGATTAGTCATCTGGGTGTACTGACCAATCTGAAAGCCTGCACGTTCGGTAGCTTCCACGCTGTCACGAGTGAAAGTCAGCTCATAAGTGTTCTTACCATCGGGGGAATGAAAGTTGATAACCTTAGCAGCCATAATAAATGCTCTCCTTTATAAATAGGGGCAGAACCAAATCCGTTGTTCAGTTCTGCCCGGTTTGATTGATTCGCTTTTTCGGTTTAGCCGCCAGTGATAGTCAGAGTTTCGCTGAACTCAGGCTTTTTGGTAAAGATGCAGTTGATGGTCATTTCCACGACCTCGTCAACACCAAAGCCAGACAAGCCAACCTGGTGCATACCCTGCCAAGAAAAGCCGGAGCCGTCCTGCATTTTCAGTGCGTAGTACTTCACGGCATTGTTTTCGGAAGTCTCGTCATAGCCAGCTTCCTTGACTTTCTTATAGTCATCCTTGTTGTAGTTTGCGGTGAAGGACTTGGTGTCGCTCTGGATGATACCAAAGATGTTGACCTGCATAGGGTCAGACAGAGTGGTTGCATCCAGAAGGTTGGGCTCGGAAATCAGGTCGGGTACATCCTTGATGTCGCACAGCTTCGTCAAAGTGGTTGCGCTGTTGCCACAATACAGGGTGGTATTCAGACCGGAGATAGCAGTACTCATAGAATGTTTACCTCCTTAGTTTCGGTAAATCATTCCGTCCTCTCCGATTGTTGCCCCATAGCTGCAATCAATCCGATAGACGGAATTGTTATACAGCCCATTCAACGGGGCAAACGATTTTCGATAAAAATTGAGCGGCTCCAATACAGAATCCACGATGCTCACAATAGAGCGGGCTTCTGCAATGCGTCCGCTGGTTTTGTTGGAATAGACACGCACACGCAGGGAAACAGCAGCGTACTTGCTGTGACTGGCAGAATCGCGATGAACCGGGAGATTACTGTTTTCTTCTATCTGCACACACGGAAACCTCTTGACGTTGCTGTCGTTGATTTCACCGGTGACAAAGATGCCGGGCACTTGCTTTCGCAGTTCCTTAGCAACGGTCGTGAAAATAGAATTGAAATAATCGATCAACTATTCCAAACCTCCCTCCACGTTGCTTCGACCTGAGAAGCCATTTCCTCAACAGCCCCCCACATAGCCATAGCTGGCTCGTTGCCATCGGTGTAATTCAACTGGCCTTTACCATCCACCTGTTTGACAGGCGTACCGGCATTGCCGGGGTCGCCGTAGTAGTACCATCTGCGATTTGCGCCTTGCCCTTTGCCGTAGGAGCCATGCGCACCAACGCCGGGCGGCAGTTCACCGCCATATCCGTTGTGATGTATGCCAGTGCCAAACTCAATAAAGGCAACCGACTTGCCCTCTGCAACGATGGTACAAGTCTTGTCTTTTTGGTTAATGTGGCATTTTACGTCATTGGAGCCAGCGTATTCCGCATTAGCGAAACGCACCTTTGCAACTTCAAGTCCCAACCAAGAAAGACGAAAAGCAAACGCTCTAGCCTTTTTGTTCAGGGTGGCCTTGTACTCCTGTATCTGACGTTCCGCATCACGAAGTCCGGCATCGCTCAACCTCACTTTAATTTTCACTTGCAGCCACCTCTTTCAGCGCATACTTCGTGTCTGTGATATGCTCTGCGACCTTGACCACGATGTAATTGAAGGGCTTTGAAACGTCTGTCTGAAACCAGACGTGCGTACCTTCATAAAGCGGTGTGTTGTGCTTTTTGCTGGACGAACTGACAACGTAGCTGTAATCCGTGAACGCTCCAAAAGGGTTTGCTTCCGCAGAACCAGTAGGCGGGCTGACATTCAGCATCAGCTTTGCGGGGTCGCTCCACGATTCGTATGCGGATTCGCCAGTCTCGTTTCCCCACTCGTCCACGACAGGCGTTTTCTTGCCAACCGGGTTTGAATACCACAGTGGGCGTTTATCCAACGGGCTACCATTGAACATCAGCCGATAACACCTACTCTCGGAACCACTTCATTCAGCAGGGACTGTGCCACATCGGAACTTTCCCACACACGAGTAATGCCGTTGTTGGTGTAGCTCGTCTGTCCGTTTGCGCCGATGTGGTTGTACAGTTCCGCTGCAATGCGTATCTGCAACGACTGATACTGCAAGGGCAACTCGTTCGGTCTGTTACCGAATGGGTAGCCCTGTGCAAATATCTTGTCTTTGGCGAAATCAAGCAGCAGGTCGAAGAGTGGGTAGTCCTCGTCCGTGATTTCACGGTCAAGGGCAGGGGCAATGTACTGCCCCAGCTTGACTGCCGCTTCGGAATACTGGTCTCCCATGCTGCTTTCCTCCTTTCGCCTTAGTAAGCCTTGATGCAGTACACAGCGTCCATACGCTCAAAGGACGGTAGGACGATTTCAGAGACGTAGATGTTGGTGTTGACAGGATGCACGGTCTGCTCGGTGGTAACAGCAACGCCAGTATTCACAACGGAAACCTGTGCGTTGGAGATGCCAGCCATCAGGTCGGCTTCCTCAGGAGTGGCAACATAGTACATATTGCCCAGAGAGCCAGAAGGAGCCAGCACGACATATCCATCAGGCAGATACTTTTCAGCAGCGGCGGTCTCCTCCGGCTTGAACATCTTGTCGTACAGATGGATGCGAATGCCAGATGTACTTTCGATAACAGAACGTGCTTCGGAATCAACCAGAACGGCGGTGGCGGTCTTCATAACCGTCAGGAACCGGTTCTTGATTTCATCCGCAGCAATCATCTTGTGGAAAGTGTTGGTGTTCATGTAGGCATCGGTGATAATCTCACCAGTGTTTGCCAGCACGGTGTTTGCGGCAGTAGTCATCGTTGCGATGGGGGTTGCAGTGGTAGGAGCATCCCACTTCTCCTTGGTAGTCAGAGCCTTGTAATTGGACTGCTTCCAAGTGCCGTCAGGGTCGTAATCATAGACGTAACTCACGCCGTTGGATTCGATGGAAATGCCAGGCTTGCCATCCTTGGGAGCCAGAAGCTGCCATACCATGCGCTCAGGAACGATACGAGCACCAGTGATAAGCTGTGCAGTATCATCGTAGACACGATTGATAACGTCTGCCGCAAACTCCTGATTGGTAGCCAGAACAGAGATAATCTTGCGGCGGTCTTCTTCGTCAATGTGAGTGCCCTCACGGAAGAACGGCATACTGGTCTCGGTCATCTTGATGCCCTGACGAGTACGGAACGTAGCCTTAGTGTCGAACACGCTAGGCTTCAGCGAAACGCCAACGCCCTTGTGACCACGCAGCCACTTCAGTTCCATGCTGACCTTCTTACGGGCAGGGAACAGAGCATCAGAAGCATAGGGCTGCGCATTGGTCGGGTCATTCGTCCAGTAGGCGGCAATCGCAGCAGGGGAGAAGATTTCATTCAGATTCAGTGCCATAATTTAGTCCTCCTTACTCGCTCTTTGCGCCAACATCGGTACGGCAGAAAACGGCAGGAACAGCCTTTTTCAGAGCGGCAATATCGTTTGCAGAATAGGTAAAGCCGGACAGCTTTGCCTTGTCCACATCAATAACGCCCTGAATCAGCAGTGCGCCATTGGGGTTGACGGCAGGGTCAACGGTGTGCAACAGAATGCCAATGGCATCGGTAGCCGCATCGGCAGCGCTGGTGCCAGTGGTGGCAGCAGCTTTCAGGCCAGTCTTTGCCATAGGATAGCCAGCCGGAACAGCATTGGTCTCCTTGACGGTAAAGGGAATGGCAACGTAGGTATCAGCAGCCAGAATAGTGCTTTCAGGAGCCGATACCGGAGTAGTGGTATACTTCATGTTTTCCTCCTTAATGGAAAGCGGTCATTGCGTCACTCGATGCCTTATTTGCGTCTGCGCGCTCCTTTGCAAAGCGTTTAGCAAAGGAAACACCTGCGCTATCTGCGCTGTCACCATTGCCATCCGCACCCGGAGGTGTGGGCATATCCTTCAGCAGGGAAGCTTTGTAAGCGGTGTCGTGGGCGGTCATAAACTCCGACTGGAACTTAAACACCTTGTCCATGTCACCGTCAGCCAGTGCAGATGCAGCCTTGTTGGCAAGTTCAGCGTCATAACCCTGTGCAACGAACTTCTCACGGTAAGATGCAAGGGTCTTTTCCTTGACAAGGTTCTCCTTGTCGGCAGTCAGGGCTTCAATCTGCTTCTGCATCTCTGCCAGCTTGTCAGCCTGTTCCTGTGCAGCATTCTCGTCATCGGTACGCTTTGCCTTAAGCTGCTTCTTGTACTCAGCAGCTTCGCCGTTGGCTTTCGTCACGGCGTTGCGTAGCTTCTCGACCTCTGCGCTAGGGTCTGCAACCTTTTCAAGCGCAGAAATGATTTCATCGGCGGTCATGCCCTCTTTGTAGGCATCACCAAGCAACACATTGAGTTTCATATCGTTAATTTCCTCCTGCGTTTTTTTACCGTTGCTTCCCTGCAACGCTGCGAAATTTGTATCCCGGCTTCCCTGCCGGAATATATCAGCCCGCTTGTGCGGATTGATTTCGATTGAATTTGGCAAAAACATTGAACTCATTTCGTACTCATTAACGAAAACGGGGTATTTCTGTTAATGAGTTCAACTTTTTAAGCTCAAAAAGTTCAATTCGTTCCGATTTTGTTGACGTCAACAAAATCGTCAGACCGTTCTGTGTTCCCGGCATTTGTGCCGGTAGCGTCCTGTTTAGACTGTTCCTGCGGCTTCGGTGCTTTCCCATCTTCGCCCAGCTTGCCAGCGGCAATCAGGAAGGGCTTGCTCATTTCGTAAGCAGCTTGTGGGTCAGGGAACAGGCCGGGCGTAGTGAACGCCAACTGCGGGTCAATGGTCTGCTGCAACATCTGTGCAAAAATCTGAACCTTGCTCTGCTGGTTATCGTACTGGCGGCGTGGCAGCTTGATATTGATGTCACTTGCCATCAGCTTAGAACCAGCCGTGTCACGCAGGATTTTCAGCATTACAGACAAGCTTTGGCGTTCAGCGTACTTGAACATATTTTCGTACTGCTGCGCCCTCGCTTCGGTGTGATTCCAGCCGTTGCGGACGATAACTGCACCCACGTTGTCGGACGTTGCATTCTCGCTGCCAGTGGCACTAGGCATGGCAGTCAGACTGCGGTACACGTTCAACATGGAATCAATCAGAATCTGCGTTTGCTGCTGGTTCAGCTCGTTTGCAAGCTGTTTTACATCGGCAGCAAGTCCAGAAGTAGACTTGATTGACATTGCGCCCATAGCCTTAACAGCTTCCAACGCTTCTTTATCAACAAGACAGTTAATAAAGACCATGATGGATTGGATGAACTGCTCTACGCCATCGAGACGATTGCTCTCCAACAGGTTGATGGAATCCAGCACAGGAATAGCTGGTTCAAACAAACCCATCCGCTCCGGGTTCAGCTTGTATTCGACCATCGGCAACATTCCGAGAGAATGGTTCTCAGACTTCGTGACCTTGCCGTTGTCGATTTCAAAATACTGGTTCGGCGTATAAACGCAAATCAGGTCGTTCAGGTCATTCTGATAATTGCGTGGAATGTGCAGCACGTTGGCAATCGGCTTGTGACCGATGCCGGAGTTGTAAATCACATACGCCATGTCCGGGTCGGGAACGTCCACCAGCAGGGGTGTTTCGTCCGGGTAGTTACCGCCATACCCCTTGTCAGGAAGAACAATGCGGTATCCCTGTCCGCACTCCAACATCCACTGCCAGAGCCGCCGATCAAGCGCGTCCTTGCCCTCATACTGCAAGGCGTTAGACAGCCGGGCGATTTCCTCGCCGTCACCTGTTGCCGTTTCAGACCGCACATAAGAGCACGGCGTACCGCTCATATAGCCCGTGTAAAAGCCCACGCACTCGTTGGCGTGGTTCTCTACAATGCGGTTGGTAATTTCAGCGTGGTATTCCTTCGTGCGGAGGAGGACAGGCTGACTGCCCAAGTAGTAGTTGTGCAAAAAGCGAATCTCATTCTTGTTCAGCAGATGAATAGGCTCTGCTTTGCTCATTACCACTTTCAGTACATTTTCCCGATTGATTTCCGTCTCCGGCGTTTCAATCGGTCTGCGTCCTGTCAGTGGATTATTCAAAAATCCGCCAACGACCATTTGATACTCAGCCATGCGTTCCTCCTTTCCAGCAAAATAAAAAAGCGCAGCAAGACAAACCTGTTAAGGTCTATCTCACTGCGCCAAAACTGCGCTTCAAAAGCTATTTACTTTTCAGGTGGATGGATGATTTTGACCCATCCTTCCTTTGTGTCCCCTTCGATAACGCCCTTGCATCTGTCGCACTTGAAATGGTATCGTCCGTCCACTTCGCCAAGATAGCGGTTGCAACGGACGTTCTTATAGATGGGGTTCTGCCGGATACAAGGGCAACAGATTCTAACTAGCATAAGCGCTCCTTTCGTTGAATTTCTGGAAACAGGCTGTTGAGCACAGACCTGTCAGAAGCTACTGGGAAACTGTTCGCACTTCCAGCCGTGCTATTCTTCGACCGAAGAAAACCATTGCAGCCTTTACATTCAGTTTGACGGACAGTCAACGGGTCAGCTGCAATTTTGGTGCTGCATACTGGATTTGAACCAATGTATGTCCGGCAATGCGTCGGGTGCTCTAGTCCTGAGCTAATGCAGCATAGAAACCCGGCTTAATTGTTTAACCGCTGCTCTTTGCAATGTCATGCCTAAACATTACATTGAGAGCCGGGAATAGCGGTGGAGGTTTTGGAGAATAAGTCCATGCAAAGCTAGGTAGTTAGTTGTGCTGCGTAACGGAATTGAACCGTTGCTTGCCAGCCGTGGGGGAGACAGGCTGGCATTCCCCTAACAATTGGAAACGCAACATATAAAGTCCGGTGAAGGCGAAAGAGTGAGAAAACCTCCACCGGTGAAAGGAGGAATATGCTTGTTGACACGCACGCGAGTAAAATGACAAAACCCCGCGTGCAAGCTATTCCTTAAGGGAAGCTGCAAAACTTCCTGCGTACATTATAAGCCTTGTCAAGTGGTGAAATCAAATAAATAGACCCAGCGGACACAATATATTGTGTTTTTAATCAAAATGGTCTCTTGACAGGCTCAATTTTACTAATTCCGTTATACAATTCATCGGCAAGCTGCGCCAAACTGTCCGGTGCATCATCGTGCGGAACTTTGCCAAGCTGCGTGAACATCGTCACTTGTTCCATAAATGCCTTGTACTCTTTCGACTGGTGCTTCTCGTCAAGGAAATAAAACCGTTTGATGTCCGGTGCATACTGGATGATTCTTGACAGCTTGCTTTGACCACTTGGCGCACGCTGGCTACGGACAGAGCAGTGATACCCCTGCTGCCGGAGCTGGCTGTCTACCACGTCACAATATTCGTCGCCGCCATTGTTGGCTTCGCCACGCACCACGTTGATTTTGTGCTGGATGATTTTGCCCACGACTTCCGGCCTAGTCACGGTCTTATCGCCATTGTTGAACACAAGGTCAGGAATGAACACGGCATCACCGTACACATAAGCGATAGGACAGGCGGTAAAGTCACCGCCGCCCCATGCAATATCCATGACCATGAGCTTGCGATCGGGTTCTCCATCAGGCAGAACGCCGTTGAAATACCGCAGTTCATCGGCAGGGAACAGCAGACCTTCACGCACATAGGGCTTGCCCATGTACTTTGCCCACCATGTTGCATCATCAATGCTGGCTTTCATGTCGGCATAGTAGGCATCGTTAAACCCAACGCCATAGTCATAATTGAAATTGCTGTGTCCGTTCTCGTCCACTGCAGGAATCACCCGAAATCTGTACTTTGGGTTGTCTGCGTACTGGTTCTGGATGCGCCCCAGAGGGTCAAGCACGTTCCAACGTGTACCGACCATCAGCTCTAATGCGCCCTGCTTTTTACGGTCTTTCAGCTGGTTTAGGTAAGCATCGTACTTGTTGTTCAGACGCTCAACATTCAGGCTTTCCTCCAAGTCTTCAATCAAGTCATCGCTATACAGAACGCCGCCCTCGCCAATCTCAACAGCACCAGTCAGAGTGCCACCAATAGAGCGACAAGTCAGGGTTGGAAAACGCTTCTTTCGGTTCAGGTCAACGCTTTCGTCCTTTGCGCTCTTGTCCACAAGCTGAACGTCAGGGAAGATTTTGCCCCAGTTGTAGGTCACAGGGTCAGTGATGATGGACAACACCTCACCATAGAAGCCATTGGTCAGCTTGTCAGAGTGTCCGCTCATAACCGATGCAACGTCAGGACGGTTACCCATCAGCCATGTGATGAAAAAGATACACAGGGTACTGTTATGGGTGGGAACCAGCCGCTTACCAGCGCAGTACACGCCACCTTCTACCTGAATGCAGTTGCCCTGCTTTGACTCGATGCGCTCAAACCCGCAAAACGCCACACGGCGAGGTTTGGAGAACTCTTTTAACTGCTTGCGAGGAACAACGCAAGGGATAGGACAGGTAGGATTAAAAGAGATGGAATAGACTGTCAGATTGCCTTTAATGCCACTAGATGATACACGAGGTGGATATTCAACCACGCTGCATCTCCATCCAAAGGTAGAAACCAGCGTGACAAAATCATCTCTCATTTGCGGTTCTGTGGTAGAAAAAGCATACCGATGCTCTTTTGCCCGTAACGTACCGTCTGTATCGAGCAGACCAGCAAGCAATTCCATGCGCTGTGCAATGCTGGATGTAAAGTATTCTTCTGGGATATGCTTCACGCAGCGGCGGTGACTATGGCACATATCGCCCTTTTGAAGTGCTTGTCGCAAACCAGAGAATCCGTAGTACTCAACACCAGTGTCCTTGTGAACCGTATGCCAACTAACCGGGTATCCATCGTTAATGACGCGCTCGACAATCGCTCGATCACAAGGCGGTTCGCAAATGTCCGGGTGTTGGTTGCGGCCATCGCCAAGCCAAGCACCCAACGTATACGGCTCAACAGGCAGTTTCTTATATTCTCCCTCGACAAAATTTTTGAACGGAACCTGATAGCAGAATCTTATACCGTCCTTTGTGTCGGCAACATAATCCTCCATCATCCGCTTAGTTTCGACAACATCAAATCCGTTCTTATGGCGGTTAAAGACCGGCCACTCGTGGTTTTCGTGGCAGTCAATGTATGTGCCGTCAGAGAAATGGCAACGCACATCAAGCTGGCACTTAGGCGAAACGGCCAGCACCTTTACAAACTGACCTTTCGGGCTGATGACTTCATCGCCGACCTGCAAATCGCCGTGATTCTTCCAGCCACTTCTCGTTAAAATCGGCGTATCATCACTCAAAGCCTTGCCAACGCGAGCCGGAAGACTGACCCCCAAGAAATCTATCCGCTTATAAAACAAGTCCTCTAGGTCGTCTGCCAGCACTTTCAGCACTCTGCGTCTGGGCTGATAGAACTTCTTCTCCGGCGCACGGTTCCATTCAAGGTAGATGCAATAACTGTCGAACACATCTTTTGCTTCAAACAGGTACGTCCGGCCGATAATGTCATAGACCTTCGCCACGTCCTCGCCTGTTTTCATCTTGCCCATCATGGCTGCACAGACAGAACGCAGCTCCCCAGAATATTTGTAGGCATCGAACCGCTTGTCTTGCGGCAAAGCATCTCTCAGGTTCACGACCGCCTGAAACCAGTCCTCGTAGACCTGTGCTTCTGTCGGATTCTGCTTTGCATACGCTTTGATGCTGTCAATGATGGCGATACACTGCTTTGGCTGCATAAAAAAATAGGCACCCCCTACCTGAAAATGTAAAGAGTGCCTACAACTGCACAAAAATCAAATATTCGGTTTTATAATGCTGTTTTCTGAAAATTATTTGCTAAAATTCATTTTAACGGATGAAATGTGCGGTTTATTTGACTTCCTCCACAAGCTGTTTGAGCCTGCGCTTCAATCCAGACCCGATTGTTTTCTTCACATATCGCTTGTACCACGAGCATCTGTGACCCTTTCGGCATCTATAATCGCAATAGTGGCATTCACCTGTTGTCCTGCGCTTGTAAAGTCCTTTCTTCATAGATTCACCTATTTTGTTCAGCAATCCGATACCATGTCTGGCGGGTCACACCAAGCTGTTTTGCAGCATCGGTGACGGTCAGCAGACGTTTTTCCACCTGTTCGTGCAGAACATCAAAGAGGTTGCGGTCATACTCAGTGGGCTTGCGACCTTTATAAACGCCTTTCTGCTTTGCCACTTCGATACCCTCTTGCTGGCGGTCAAGCATATTCTGTCGTTCAAATTCGTTGATGGCTGCAATCATCGTCAGCATCAGTTTACCTGTGGGAGTGCCTGTATCTAGGTTCTCTTTATCACTGGCAAGGTGCACGCCGTTAGCTTGCAGCGTTTCAACCATTTCAAGCAAGTCTTTCGTGCTGCGGGCAAGGCGGCTGAAATCGTGGATAAACACGGTATCGCCCGGCTGAACTGATTTAAGCATCTTCTGCAACTCTGGTCTATCCATATTCTTGCCAGAGACTTTCTCAATGAACCAACGGTCAATGTTATGCCGCTTCAACGCTTCCACCTGTCGAGCTTCATTCTGTTCAACAGTAGATACACGAACATACGCTACGTTCATTCAGAATCGCCGTCCTTTACCTCTCTTATCTGATAAGCGCCCGTTCTAGTTAGCTCCCCGTTGTCCGGCTCGACAACAAGCCTGTATCCCAGCACTTCTAAAATCTGAACCATCGTAGATAGCTTCATATCATCGGCCAAAACACGAGAAGATACGCTAGAAATTTTTTTATAATCAAGTTTTTTTCTGAGGTATTCGTATGTCCGATGCTGCTCTTTGATAATCCCACGAAGAATTTCGCTGGAATTTACCTTGTTGTTCGTAGCTGCCATTTTTTTGCCCTCTCTACCTTTGGTATCATTATACGCTTTCTAGCGTAATCTGTCAAGAGAGCAATTCGACCCTAGTGTATATATAAATATACT